ATCCTTCTCCTGCTGCACCCGCCCCCCTACCCCACCCCTCTGCTGCTGCACCTAACCCTTCTAACGCTGCACCTGATGCTTTTCCAGCACTAGCTGTTGCCGCACCGACAGCTTTTCCAGTACCTTCAATTATATCACGTGTTGCTTTGGATGTCCCTTGGGATATTTCTGTAGCGCCATTCAACGTGCCTGCCATAAAGTTTCCGGGCGCAGTCAATGTTTGTGTTAAAATGGACGGGTCTGTTGATGGTGACTTTGTGGGATTTGAGGAATCAGTCATCATTCGGGTAAAATCCTCCTCCGACACCGGATCTTCATGCATTGGACTATTAGACATAGTATACTTCACTAAAATAATCCTCTAGAATGTAAGATTCCAGCGACTTATTTGCAAGTATACTTCCCATTACACAAATGTTCGCGATTGAAACTCAACCGTATGGATATGAAAAAATGTATCGTGTTCATCGCCTTAGCGATGGAGTTCTTTCAAGGCCTCCTTGCACCGAAGGAAGGTATCATGCGTCCCAGACAAATGAGTCAATTCTAGATGATATCCCTCGGTGGTCTTGTAAACGTTCACCGTAAACGTCGTATCGTTTTTGGAACATTGATACGTAGATTCGTCTCGTATACAGACAATGTCCGCGTTCCAACAACACCGGTGAAGGAGACAACGAAGTTCTACCAACGCTCCACAAAAGGTTAAGAAATCCGCTGTTTTCTGATTGGTCAAAAGAGGCACCTCGTCTTTCTGAATGGTATTGAGGGGAATGTGAAGGCCGTAATGTGTAACACCTGCAGGATAACAAATGACAAATCGGGGGTCGCCTCGCAAGCTGAACATGGCAGAGGCCCATCGTCCCTGTTCCATGCGATAAGGGAGATAGGTAAATCCTCGCGGTCCCTCGTCGGTATCCCGTCCATTTACGTCTACAATCTTGACGTATCCCTCACGACCTTCCCAAGTAATTGTATCCCCGGGTCCCAGTTCTAGTGGATGCGGGTCCGCCTTGTTCTTGTAGAGATGAAACCGCTTGGTCTCGGCATTTTTCCAAAGCGAAAGTGTTCCCGTGGATGCCATATGAAAATACATGTAAATCTTTATTGAATCAATTTTTATGTATACAGTACATGGCCAAGGTTCATCCGGATACGATTTATTTACGAAAGGTTCATCCTGCTCCCGACTCACCTACTACCTTGAAGAAACGTGTAGATGATTATATGAACGCAAGAGATGGGAAACAAGACTTGACAGAGACTCGGGACCACATTATCGATCATTTAATGAACGAACGAAAAATGAAAACGTATGCCGATTTGACAGCTCCTGTACATAACCGTAGGACGTTGTTTGAACTCGCAGTTCAATGGAATGATATACGGCTTCTCCGGGCCATCCTTTCTACCGCTAGACGTTTAGGAGTAAGTTCGCAACTCCAACATAAATATCCGGGGTGGGAGGCACAAACATCTGAAATGAATGAGCTTCTCCGAGACTGGGATGAATACAAGGGAAAACGGAAAAAACGGACAAGACGTAGGAAAATTGATTCAACGACTACACGGGTTAGACGGTATCGCCATGGATACCGCAGGGTCAATTAACGAGGAAGGGTTTTTGCATTCGCTGGGTGAACGCCAGGGAGTTAACAAATTGAGTTCTCTGGATGAGTTGTTTGCAAACGCCATAGACGCCAAATCCAAACGAATTCTGTGTCGCCGTGATATGGCAGGAATTACCATCAATGACGACGGGGTAGGCATGACACGAGAATCCTTGATACACATGTTTGATATGTATCGTCTTCAGCGCAGATTCAAAACCATTGGAAATTATGGGATTGGAGGTAAAATGGGCATGTTCATCTTGTCGGATAAATCCAACATGCGTGTGATTACACTTCATGATGGAATCTACATGACCGCAAATGTGCCTTGGAAAGACATTCTTGAAACCAAGACGTATTCCAATTCTATTTCTGTCCATTCGTCCGTTCCCGAGGAGATTCATCTATTTCAGTCCATGATGGAACGAACCTCGGGAACGACCATTTTGATGCCTCCCAATGAAGATACATGGATGATGATTCACGAACAATTTGATATTTCAAACCATCCTCATTTGGACCCTGAAAAGTCCATGGTCTACAAGTTTGGACGGTTTGACCCTTCCATTACGTATTTGGATTCTATATTCAACAACACCATGACGCTCGCCAAATACAATCCTTCACTCTATGTAGACCCACGATTACCCTTACAGGTTCGTCAAATCAACGTCTACAAGAAAAAGGGAGAGTACAGATTCATTACAGATGACGAACGGGAAATAAAATCTACAGGAGGGACCAAAGGGAAGCCTCGGTTTGAAAAGGACTCTACTGGAAATGCAGTGGCAGGGACATGGACGCGAGTAGGAACCTTTAAAGTAGAATTGTTCAGTCCCAAAGACGAAGAGCGTCAAGGAGCGTCAACTTGGTTTCCTCCACATTTAAAACAGGTGTTTTTGCCGAATCCAGTCAAGGACCTAGATACATCCAAACTAGCAAAACTACACGATTCTATTACTGTCTTTAAATCGGACTATCCCATTGGTAAAGTGTCCATTGAACGAAATACGAGTTCCAAACGAGCCAGTTTTGAAGCTACGTTCTACTTTGGTACCCATGCCAACCTTCATTACGATACCGAAGACAGTTCGGAGTTGGATTCTCTCATTGGTATCCAAGAAAATAAGAATCAATTGCAAGATGTTCTTCCCATTCCTATCAAGCGATTGATTCATGAAATGAGGACGGACTATTCAAGTCGGTTGTTCAAGGCATGGGGAGGTGAAGCCGAAACCGAAACAAAACCAGAACCCAAGGTGACAAAGGAGAAGGCGAAGGCAAAAGCAAAAGAAAAGGTCAAACCCAATCCTCCGGAGGTCAAACCCAATCCTACAAAGCCAGAGTCCAATCCTACGACCGAACCCAATCCTACGACCGAACCCAATCCTACGGCGACCAAACCCAATCCTACGAAGCCAGAAGACAAACCGATGGAAGAACCCAATCCTACAAAGCCAGAAGACAAACCGATGGAAGAACCCAAGCCTCCGGCTACCGAACTCAATCCTACGAAGCCAGAAGACAAACCCAATCCTCCAGAGACCAAACCCAATCCTACGACCGAACCCAATCCTACCGAACACATTCAAGAAAATCCATTTATTGAACCTATTCGCATAGAAGACCCTCCTATCATCATGCACCCTTCTACCGTAGAAGAAGTAGAAGCGACCATTCCGGAAAACCATTGTTTTGATGCATCCCCGTATCAAAAAATCATGGAATATCTTGAACGATATCGTGAAGACGATGCAAGAATGTCGGCGTTGTGTTCCTTCTTAGACCTTTAGATTTAAATATAATGTATTCCTATGAAGATTCTTGGATTTATTTTTTTGTTGTTGGTCGTCTTGTATTTTAGTCGCAATCAAGAAGGATTCAATGATAAACAAATAAATGAAGACATAAAAGAATTTAACTATTTATTTGACCAAGCAAAAAATGAAAACAAAAGTAAATCAACCACCAAACTGAAGAATTTAAATTTTGTAAATGGTTCAGGAAACGGAAAAAGACTGGACGAGCTTATTGACAAGTATGCAAACGGTCATAACAATAAAAAGGATGTTTCCAAAGAGTTAACACTTGACGAGACGTTGGAAAAATTAAGATTTAGAAAGGACAATGATTAATGTGTTGCATTTAAACCTACTTTGCCTATGATATCTTATGTTGAAATTCAGTTTCAAACAATTCATCATGAATGGCTTAGGGGCAGATTTTATAAGAGTCTGTAAAATCTACCATTATTGTAAACAGCGTAAGATACAGTTGTTCATGGATGAACAGGACGATTGGGCCATCGTTCCGTTCCAAGTTAAAAATTGGAGGTCCCTATTTCAATCGTTGGACATGACATCGGCGGAGATGGAGACCTTAAGCGAGCCCCTCTTGATGAACATAACCAATGAAAAGGTGTCGTTTGATGAGTTGTCGTGTGTGGCAAAAGAACTATTTAAACCTCAACCTTCCTTTGTCTACGACTTGTGCAAACTGGACGTTGTACTTCATGTACGCAGGGGTGAAAAAGTATCCGGAAGCTGGAAAGAAGGAACCTTTCATTCCCTAGATGAATATTATGACATTGTCAAATCTCACTATGCACCACATCAGGTCTATGTCATGACGGATAGCCCGGCGGTTGCCAAAGAGGCGTGTCAACGCGAGTTCATGGTCAGTCGGGAAGAAATTCGGCGAGACGGGTTTGTGTATCGGCATTATCATCATCCGTATACGGACGAGGACCTCTATGATGAAACGTGTACTTTTTTTAAAAATATCAGTTTACTTCAACATGCTGAGGTCGTGGTCGGAAGCAATTCATCTTATTTTTTTGTGCTGGGGCAATTGTTAAAGGGTCGCCAGGGATATTCCCTCTCTAACAACCTATCCTACTACATTTTTGATTAAGATATTAACAGAACGTAGACTAAAAAGAGTCCGAAGAAATTCTTGGCGAAAATGTCCAACATATTATACATGGAATTCTTGATAGTATACGGGCACAATGCTGCTACACCATAAAACGCCCAAAACACAAAAAAATAATAGAAGATAGAGATTCCTTCTGGACTTTGACTAGAAAACTCTCGGTAAATGAGGGCATAATACAAGAGGAAAGGAATGAATCCTAGAGCTACGGATATAGTGACAGGAAGTTTGCGCAATTCACCTAAATATCCAAATATCAACATCAGGGCATTCAGTCCTACCACTTGTCCTAGGACTACTCGGTGTGTATACATCAAGTCCAATGCATCCAGGGTTGAGGTATCTTTGCCTTCGGCCTTATGTCCTAAATAAATAGAATAGAGTATCAGTGTAATCAACATGGTGGGTGTGGTCAACATCCAATCTAGATACCGTGTTGGTGTAATGTTGGCAATGTCCTTGAACCGTAAAGCCCAGTAAATGTAAAAGGATGCCTCTACGACTTGAACGACAAGTTCTCCAAACAACAACTGTTTTAACAACGTTAAATGCGGTTCTACGGGTTGAAGCAATACCACTAAATCAAGGAGACCGGTAAACACTTGCAAAAAAATGGATAGCCATAGTGTAGTGAAGACAATATTCATAGTATATCCATAGAACTAAACTTAAACCGCAAGGTCGTTCTCCGTAGCAGGAGGTTCGGTTTCTACATGCGACGTAATGCAGGTAATGAGGCAACACGAGCAAACCACAAGAAACGCTCCGAACAGGGTAATGGCAAACTGGACAATGACGACGATTTCAAACGGTCCCGTAAGAATGTCGCCTGTGGTCATGCCAGCAAAGAGAACGATGCTCCAAATGCCGAGTATACAGGGAAAGATGGAACTGGACGACTCTGATTCTTCGTGATGAATCATGGTGGAACACGTCATGACAACACCTGCCATGACATTCATGACGGCAGAAACCACCGTAAAGACGTACCCTTGAATGTATCCGGGCGAATCGGCCGACGTCGGCTCATGCTGGTGTGCTACGGAGGACTCCCATAGTCCTAGCACAAACGTCATTGCCGCCATGAATGCGATAGATACGGTCATAGACTTCATTGTTTTAAACACAGGAGGACTCCTTGTCAGGTCTTACTTCAATTTTTTGACATTCCATCCACGAACCCAGACTTGGTCCGCTACCACTTGGGTCATGGTGGCATAATGCACTAGGATTCGCCATCCAACGTCGGTAGGCATGCGTGTTATTTTCCACAATACACCCCAATGGAGTTCAGCAAACACTTGTCGAATGTCAAATTCACTACATTCTGTTTTACTGTAAAATTCAAACACCGACATGCATTATCATATCGTAGTTCCATTTACATAGTAATAAGTAAATATAGAATCTATCACGGCTCCTGCTATGGAAAACAAGTATAATACCCACTCTAATGGCGTTTTATTTTCCATGGTATGAAAATAATAGGTCAACAAAAGGAAAAAGGGAATTGCAAGTACGTCTCCTATGTGTACAAGTTTCATTATTATAGAGGAATATATTATGGAAGACTTTTAGTCAACACAAAGGTGTCCAGACTATCAAATCATAAGCTAATCCCTACGGAGGGAAATCAAGAAGACGTCGCAAGAAGCGACGAAGGACCCTAAGAAGATAAAAACTACTTTATAAGTATACACATGAACCCCGCTTTGGTAAAAGCGTTGTCTCTTTCTACTCAGGTCGCCACCGAGTATACTCATGTAGACGAAATAGAAGACCTTATTTTAGGACGATACTTACGTTGGGTGTATACCGACAATTTGAAGAAACTTTATCCAGGAGGATTCTTAGTGTCGGTAGACCCTAAAACCAATGTGTTGTTGTGCAAGAACCGGAACCGATTGTTTACCATTTCGTTTGAAGAAGCCATTGTTTTTCAAAAAATGTCCCTGGATGAGCGAATTGTGGAGCGAGCGCGTCTATTGGTACGTTCTTAATATCTTCCTGTATACTATGCCTTTCTATGCCCTGTATACAGGACACATACAGAACCGCATTTTTACTACCTGGGATGAATGCAAACAAGAAATTCATAAAAAACCAAAATATAAGAAATTTGCTACACTGGAAGAAGCAGAGCGCTTTCAGAAAATAGGTCCCTTTGGAACCGAAGACGAGTTTGATGACTATGTGTATACAGACGGGTCTGCCGTATGCATCAAAAAAGAATTCTATGCCGGGTTTGGTGTCTACTATGGGGATGAGCGAGATGCATCCGTCTATCTAGGCAAGTCTACTAACAATGTAGCCGAACTTACCGCCATTCAATACGCTTTGCAGCGAGTGAACCCGGAACGGAAAACGGCCATTTATTCCGATTCTACCTATTCTCTCTTGTGTTGTACGACGTATGGTGAAAAATGTGCCAAAAAGAAGTGGCCGGATGAAATACCGAATCGCGACCTTGTCCGAGAAACGTATGAGTTGTATCAGACCAAGAAAGACCATGTCACCCTTGTACACGTATCGGCGCATACACTGAAAAACGACCAACATTCGCTTGGTAATAACGAGGCTGACCGACTGGCCAAGGCGTCCATAAAAAATTGAAACGAAAAAGGCTGTTTAACAACGGTACGGAAAATGGATTTTCAGGAGGTGTTTTCACAATGCGTCCAGGGGTATCATTTCATGAATGACACCCCCATCAACGAAACGATGTGGGAGGACATCAATGCCGAGGTGCTGACCGCCGCTGGTTGCGAAGTGTTTCACCAAGCGAACGGCGGACACAAGTCCGGTGCCGACCTGTTTACCAGTATCGGAAATCTCTCCAACAAGTCGTCTCAATACGACACACCCACCTCCTTCAAAATGAGTTCGTATCGGCTTACGACGGTGTGTTCGGACAAAGACCCAGGTTCAGTAGAAACCATTGTTCCCGAAATTGAAAAACGAAAAAACTTTACCTTTTACTCCATTCTGCTTCGCAAAGACCACCCCACCGAAATTCTCTACGATTGGTTTCTTATTCCAAGTGACCATCCTTCGGTGGACCCGACCGCGTATACCTGGACTCCTAAAATCGGCAAACAAGGTAAGAAAAAAGATACCGTGATTGGTTGGGAGACCAACACGGTAAACGGCTCCAACATGTGCATCGTCTTCAGCATGTCGTCTCAACTATGGGTTCACATTGAAATTACGGAGGAAATGAAACAGTTCAAGAAGGCGTCGTATACCGCTAGCAAGGGCAAGAAAGTCAACTATCTACAACTCTTCAAGATGCTCGCGTAGACGAGTATGGATAAGGGCTACATATTCAGGATTCAGTTCAATACCTACAAACGACAGATTCCTTTTTTTTGCCGCAAGACATTCACTCCCGGACCCTGCAAAAGGAACCAACACGTATCCGTCCGTTTGCTGACAAGAACGAATCAACTTATCACAGAGGGCCAAAGGTTTCTGAGTCGGATGGTCCACACGTTCCTTCATCCCTGCTCCTCCTGCCAGAGC